GCAAACTCTGGGATGCCATCGAGAAGCTCCGCACACTTGTCGGGGGTCATTTCCTCGCAAAGCGGGGAGGACCGGCGACGAGGCACAAGCTTCGTCTGGGGGAAGGAAGCGCCTGGGGGCTTTCCATAAGTCATCTGAAGATCCGTACCAGTCTCCGTATCGGTGATATCACCGTACTCCGGATTCAGCACGAGAGTCAAAAGATTCTCGTAGGCAGTCTTGCCATAGCCCCAAATACGCACTCCGCGCTCTTCTTCGCCGCGAACCATCACGGGGCTGAAGAAACGCTGCCGCACGAAGAGGGACTTAGCCACCTTCTTGCTGTGCTCATCGTTGTTGTCTGCGCCTTCGCGCCACAACTGTGAGGCGAACTCACATACAGGACACTCGTCACTGTAGTTTCTCTTGGGACATAGGAAACCGCCCTTTTCGACATTGTAGTGAAACCACATTTCCTTGAAGGGGTCTCCGTCCGCTGTCGGAACGATTCGAATAGTCTGGTCCCCGTCCTCGGGACGCCAGAATGTGTCATTTGAGGAGTTTCCGTCTCCGCGTAGTGACGAGAGCTTCTCTCTCATCTTGTCTAAATTAATACCCATTTTATTTTCCTTTCTGGGGTTAAAGTACGATTAGCAAATATCCTAATCGTCTAGCAATTCTTTATATGATTGTACCATAGATGAATACTTAATGCAATAACAATATTTTTGGTCATAGGTCGTTTTGAAAACGCCATACGAGACATCAATCCCTGGTAAGAGTTTCCCCTTAACATATGCGGTGATCTTTCCAAATAATGTGCCGTCTTCTGTAAGTTGTTCTTCATTGATACCATAGTAGTATACCACATCTCGTGGCTCTGTCAAGTCATAAAACCATTTTTCTTTTCCTTCGTCCACTTCGAGGATGCCAATGGTGGCAATCCGACTGAGCGGAGAGGGCTTAATAAAGTTGCCCATAACCGGCTCGGTGTTCCGAAAAACATTTAACATGTGGAAGGTGTTAACAATGGCCTGGTTTAGTACGTCATAATATCCCATTATAGAGACTTCACCGATACCTCTTTCTACTTGGAGATTATCCATGAGGTATACCATCTCTATGAGTCCAGAGCGCGCATACTCTTGTAGGACATTTCGAACAATTCGCTCCTGCGTTTTCTGTGTTTCGCCGGCCAAAGCGAGATCTGGTTGAATGTACAGAACGCTTACGTTGTTGTCCTTGAGTTGATGAAGAAGTCGTAAGATCCCCCCAGAAACGTGTCCGGAGCCACACACAGCTACCAACACTTCAGTATTAGTAAACTTAAACTTGCGCTTGAGGCTCGGGAAGTGCTTATCATATTCTTCGTGGCTCTGTCGTTCTTTGATCGTGATGTCGGACTCTTTGGTTGTATCAATTCCATAGGATTCATATTGAGGAAACTTCGAAAAAGCTTTCGCGATCTTACAGCCTGCGGTTCCAAGTCCGATCACCACCATTAGTCTTCAACCCACTCCAAAACATAGCCCATTTCAAATCCGCCGCGTAAAATACGCTTCGACGTAGATTGAGCCATAATTTCGCTGTCTTTGATGCCCATGCGGCCGCAGATAAAATGAAAGATCTCCATAATGTCGGCTGCTTCTTCGGCACAGGGATCCTCAACAAACTCTTGAACTTCCTCTTGGAGCTTCTTCATGGCGTAGTCCCTGAGGCGATCGCCCTTTACTTGGCACACGGAGAATTCCTTTCCGTCCTTCTCGATGATCTCGGGAATACGATCCCTGACTAGCTTCTGGTAAATCTTGTTCATAACTTAAGTTCCTTCATTTCTCCGAGGTTCTTGCCCGCGGAGACGTTAACCTTGAACATATCATAACGCGTTTTCTTGAATGTGTCAAGCAAATTTAACAATTCATAACGATCTTCGCTGGCCAAATCAATATAAACGGCGTCATGAATCAAAAATGAAATGTGGCTTTTTCTCCCCTTCAAGAACTCGTAAACCTTACAAGCCTGCTCATGCACCATATCAATTGTGGTGCTCTGAACGATGTAGTTAAGAGCATGATGCTCATCTACATTATCTATTATTCTACCATAATCTGTCTCAATTTTAAAGCCATCCCAGTACTTATTTCGTACCAAATCCTTGTCATATAGGCGCTCTAAGTCCTTGTTTTTCTTACTAGAGTACAGCCACGCAAAAGTCTTGACCTTCGCCTCTTCACGGGTCAGCTTCTTGTCGAAAACATTCTTTACATTCCAATCATGAATATCATTCTTGGGCTGCTCGGCTCCCGTAAGAGCCAAAAGAGTCCTTAGTTCTGCCGCGTTAAAATCCAGCTCCACAAGCCAATCATTCTTTGGTTCAATGCAGCCTCGAAACTCCTTATTCATTGTAAGAATAGGAAAGCTGTGTGGGTTGGTGGCGAGGCGCCCCGTGATGGTGCCCCATGGATTGTAATCACATACATGTCTTACGCTCTGTAGAGTTCGTCGGAAGTTAACTCCTCGCACCGAGCTTAATAAGTGTCCGATATTACTGATATTGATATTCAAAGGTCGTTCGCGGATATCCGACAGCATCTCCACCAAGTCATACATTGCCTCATAGTTCGCCGGCCGCGGGTAGGTGTCTAAAACGTGTTGGGTGATCTGATTTTTGGTTTCCAGATACCGATACAGAAAGAATTCCGGAATGACATCATAAAAACAATTATCTTCCAGCGACAGGTGCGATGTTCTAAAGGCCTTGAGGCACGATCTAAGCGTCTTCTTGATCTCTTCCCAGTCTGCCTTCATATCTTCCGGGCAAACGTCTGTAAGAGCCGCTCCGTGGCTGTAGAGACGCCCTAATTCGTATAGGTCACCATGGAGGTGAGGGGTGTAATCCCAGGTGCCCCCATCTGGCGGTAGAGGGACATGAGGTTGAAGGGTGTTATCGGCATAGTAACCAATACAATCGGACTTAGTGTCCAGAGGCTGAAATATCAAGAGGACTCCTAGTAAAGCTGACGGGAAATGTCATTCTCTACTAGTATTCTACCACGGCTGACGCGGTTGTCAAGTCTTTTTGCGTTTCTTGCTTGCAAGACGATAGCCCCATCACCGTAAATGTAGTTGCGATAAATAATATTAACATAATCGGCCACATTTTGCAATGCTGTTAGATCTTTTCTTGGGCGAACTACATAGACTTCGTATGCTTCCTTCTTGGCTGTCTTCACTTCTGACAAGGTGAGGGGGAATTTAGCTTCGGCCTGACGCAAATCAATATACAGGTCTATGAGATATTTCGGAGGAAGTATATCGCCCGGGGCAGAACCCTCGATTATCTCGCTCGCTTTTACGCCTAGGGGCTTGCGCATCTTGGCATCTATCGAGCAACGCTCGTCTATGGTTCCCACCTCTTCGTCATATGTGGGATTCAGGCGCATCAGTTCGGTGTATGAGTTTACCAAAATAGTAATCAAACGATCGAAGTCAGTGAGATATGCTTTTTCATAATATATATCAAAAAAGTTATCACGGGTAATGGGGGAACCGTCGCCGGTGAGATAAGCATTCAGAGCTGTCTGTTCAAAAGCGGACGTAAACAAGTCGGCGGTCAGAATCCATGGCGCATCCTTGTTAAGAACAAATCCAAACTTCTTTGCGCAGCGGCGGAAGAAGTCAAAGTTAGGATCAGTAATGAACTTATCATATTTAACAGCGTCGTCGGAACAGTCCTCACTTGCTATAGCAACACTAAGCCCGGTTGAAAATAAGTCGCAACGTTTCGATAACAGAAAGCTCCCTTTTGTAATCGGAGCTTTAGAGGCTAAGCTTACTAAGAAATCTCTATAGAATCGCAAAAAGGACTGAAAGTCTTTTATCTGAAAATTTTCCTTGCCCTCTAGTCCGTAATAAAATGCATTAAATAACTTTTGGGTGTGATAAGAGTACTTGGAATTTGGAGAATCATAAGCTTTATACGCCTGAACATTTAGAAGGTAGGGGTTCGCGTTTCGATTCACCGCGTTGGCGAGAATAGCTTTGGCCATGTGATCGGAGAACTTTTCAAATGCGACAGCCACCACATTAAGCGCGTTGATGTTGGGGCCAACGGCCTTCTTGATGGTTTTCATGTTATTGGTTGCGGGGGTGATGCTATTCTGGAACTGATCGATACGACCGTATAGGAATTTGTCATACCAAATGTCCAGGGAATCAACAAAGGTGTCTGGATAGATCCTCTCCTTATACAAAGACCTGTGATAGAAGGTGGAGGTCGTGCCGGCATCGTTATTCCCCTTGGGGTTCTGAAGGTCTTCCTCTGCGTAGTCGAATGAATCGGGCATGATTATCGATTCCTGACGCTGCCGCCGGCTCCGGCGACGGTACCCGCTTCGCCGCCGATGCCGGTGCCCCCGCCTAGTCCGGATTGGATCTTGAGACGCGCCGTGGCTATTTCCTCCTCAGTCAGTCCCCGGGTTTCCTCTACGCCGGCCTGTTCTCGACTCAGTTGTATGCCTGTATTCG